ATGCAAAAGCATCTTTTACTTCCTTTATTTTTATCTATTGGGCTGATATTACAGGGGTGTGATTCAAAAGAAGTCGCTCAAGCTGAGCCACCACCGGCTAAAGTCAGCGTATTAAGCATTCAACCGCAATCGGTAGATTTTAGTGAAAATCTTCCTGCACGTGTACATGCGTTCCGTACGGCGGAAATCCGTCCGCAAGTCGGAGGTATCATTGAAAAGGTTCTATTTAAACAAGGTAGTGAAGTTAGAGCAGGGCAAGCTTTATATAAAATTAATTCCGAGACTTTTGAGGCCGATGTAAATAGCAATAGAGCTTCTCTCAATAAAGCTGAAGCTGAGGTGGCAAGACTCAAAGTTCAGTTAGAACGTTATGAGCAGCTATTACCAAGTAATGCGATTAGTAAGCAAGAAGTAAGTAATGCTCAAGCTCAGTATCGTCAGGCTCTAGCCGATGTCGCTCAAATGAAAGCATTGCTGGCCAGACAAAACTTGAATCTGCAATATGCAACAGTTCGAGCGCCTATTTCTGGGCGTATTGGGCAATCTTTTGTCACTGAAGGTGCATTGGTCGGTCAGGGCGATACCAATACGATGGCAACCATTCAACACTTGAAGCCATGGTTCTGGTTTTCATTGTGATGTATCTATTTTTACATAATGTCCGCTATACGCTTATTCCAGCGATTGTGGCGCCTATTGCCTTACTCGGTACTTTTACCGTGATGTTGCTTGCCGGCTTTTCAATTAACGTACTCACCATGTTCGGTATGGTACTTGCCATCGGGATTATTGTCGACGATGCCATTGTTGTCGTTGAAAACGTAGAAAGGATTATGGCGACAGAAGGATTATCGCCTAAAGATGCAACCTCTAAAGCAATGAAAGAGATTACCAGCCCGATTATTGGTATTACGCTGGTCTTGGCTGCAGTATTTTTACCTATGGCATTTGCGAGTGGTTCTGTAGGGGTAATCTATAAACAGTTTACCTTGACCATGTCGGTATCTATTTTATTTTCAGCGTTATTGGCACTTATTTTAACACCAGCACTTTGTACCACGATTTTAAAGCCAATCGATGGGCATCATCAGAAGAAGGGCTTCTTTGCATGGTTTGACCGTAGTTTCGATAAAGTCACTAAAAAGTATGAATTGATGCTGCTTAAAATCATCAAACATACAGTTCCAATGATGGTGATCTTTTTTGTAATTACCGGTATTACCTTTGCCGGAATGAAATATTGACCAACAGCATTTATGCCAGAGGAAGATCAAGGTTGGTTCATGACTTCGTTCCAGCTACCTTCAGATGCAACCGCAGAGCGTACTCGGAATGTAGTCAATCAATTTGAAAATAATTTGAAAGGTAATCCCGATGTAAAAAGTAATACCACCATTTTGGGATGGGGTTTTAGTGGCGCAGGACAAAACGTAGCTGTGGCTTTTACGACACTTAAAGACTTCAAAGAGCGGACTAGCTCTGCATCTAAGATGACAAGCGCCGTTAATACTTCCATGGCGAATAGTACGGAAGGTGAGACCATGGCCGTATTACCACCCGCTATTGATGAGTTAGGTACTTTTTCAGGTTTCAGTTTACGTTTACAAGACCGCGCTAACTTAGGTATGCCTGCTTTACTGGCTGCTCAAGATGAACTTATGGCAATGGCAGCCAAGAATAAAAAGTTCTATATGGTTTGGAATGAAGGGTTGCCACAAGGTGACAATATTTCTTTAAAAATTGACCGTGAAAAGCTTAGTGCACTTGGTGTTAAATTTTCTGATGTTTCAGACATCATTTCTACATCAATGGGTTCAATGTATATTAATGACTTCCCTAATCAAGGACGTATGCAACAAGTCATTGTACAAGTTGAGGCTAAATCACGTATGCAATTGAAAGATATCTTGAATCTGAAAGTCATGGGTTCAAGCGGTCAATTAGTCTCGTTATCAGAAGTTGTAACACCACAATGGAATAAGGCACCACAACAATATAATCGTTATAATGGACGACCATCTTTGAGTATTGCTGGTATCCCTAACTTCGATACGTCATCGGGTGAAGCAATGCGTGAAATGGAACAACTGATTGCGAAATTACCGAAAGGTATTGGCTACGAGTGGACAGGTATTTCCTTACAGGAAAAGCAGTCTGAATCACAAATGGCCTTTTTACTTGGTTTATCCATGTTAGTGGTTTTCCTTGTCTTGGCTGCACTCTATGAAAGCTGGGCAATTCCACTTTCTGTGATGCTGGTTGTGCCACTCGGTATTTTTGGAGCAATCATTGCCATTATGTCTAGAGGGTTAATGAATGATGTGTTCTTCAAAATCGGGCTAATTACCATTATTGGTCTATCGGCAAAGAATGCGATTTTGATTGTTGAATTTGCGAAAATGCTGAAAGAAGAAGGCATGAGTTTGATTGAAGCCACTGTTGCCGCAGCCAAACTTCGCTTACGGCCAATTCTGATGACATCACTTGCATTTACGTGTGGTGTAATTCCTTTGGTGATTGCCTCAGGTGCAAGTTCAGAAACTCAACATGCTTTAGGCACAGGGGTTTTTGGTGGCATGATTTCAGCCACCATTCTGGCTATTTTCTTTGTTCCCGTGTTTTTTATCTTCATTCTGGGTGCAGTAGAAAAGCTATTTTCCTCTAAGAAAAAAATCTCATCTTAAGTTCAATGCATCAGGGGAAATACTCAATTTCCTCTGATGCATTTTTACTGATCTGAATGAGAGAATATTACTAACTAATAAATGTCAGCCATTTGTGGTCTTTTGGGTTTTAAATTTATATAAAAAGTCAGGCTAGCCTATATTTTTTACAGCTCTAAATATTTTTTCAAATAATAACCTGTTAAAGATTTTTTTGCTGAAAGCAAACCGCTAACAGTTCCTGAGAATACCAATTCACCACCTTTGTCACCTGCCAAAGGACCAATATCAAGAATCCAGTCGGCTTGACTTATGATGTCTAAGTTGTGTTCAATCACAATGACTGTGTTGCCTTTCTCAACTAAGTTATTTAATAAACTAATTAGTTTTTCAGTGTCAGAAGGGTGTAGACCTGTACTCGGTTCATCCAATACAAAAATATTATCTGTTTCATTAATTTGTTTAGTGAGTTTTAACCTTTGACGCTCACCACCCGAAAATGTATTTAAGCGTTGGCCGATTGCAATGTAGTCTAGCCCCAAACTCATCAAAGAATTAAATTGTTGCTGTAAAATTCGATCTTCAAAAAAGTTGCTTGCTTCTGCAACCGTCATTTTTAAAATTTCAGCAATATTTTTATCTTTATAAAGATATTTTAAAACTTCAGGTGCATATCCAGAACCATGACAAACATCACATGTCATTTCAATATCATCTAAAAATGCAAGTTCAACCCTTTCGATACCAGATCCTTTACATTGAGGGCAAGCACCTTCACTATTAAAACTAAAGAGCTTGGCACTTACTTTATTTGTTTTTGCAAATAGCTGACGAATCGGATCAAGAAGGTCAAGATAGGTCAATAAATTTGAGCGAATACTTGCAGTAATTGCAGATTGATCAACAACTTTTGTTTCAGGATATTGTTGTGGTAATACTTTACTTATTAATGTGCTTTTTCCTGAACCAGCGACTCCTGTAATAACGGTTAGACAGTTCTTAGGAATGTCGACATCAATATTTTTTAAATTGAATAAATGAGCATTTTTAATTGAAATCCATTCATTACCCATACGTGGTTCTTTCTTATAGGTATTCGGCCTTCTAAAAAACGCACCTGTTAAACCTGATGAATTTTTTAATTCTTCAAAAGTTCCTTGGTAAATAATTTCACCGCCGTTAATACCAGAAAGAGGCCCCATATCAACGACATGATCAGCTGTTCTAATAAGATCAGGATCATGTTCAACCAATAAAACACTATTTCCCTTATCTCTAATTTTTTGAATAATTTTAATAATATTATCTAAATCTTTGGGGTGCAGGCCAATACTTGGTTCATCAAAAATATAGAGTAGGTCAACCAGACTATTACCCAAATGTTTAACCATTTTAATTCGTTGTGATTCTCCTCCCGACAATGTATTGCTGACGCGGTTAAGGTTTAAATAGCTGAGTCCAACGAGATTTAAGTTATTGAGTTTATTTTTTATTTCGTGCAAAACGGTTTCAAATTTTTCACTTTTTATCGATTCGAGAAACTCTAAAAGCCTTGATACGGATAGGGCCGTACATTCCGCAATATTTTTACCGTTAATCTTACAAGATAAGGATTTTTGATTTAGCCGTTGTCCCTTACATAAGGAGCATTCTTTGATTGTAATAATTCGCTCAAGTTTATTTCTATAACGATTTCTTTCCTGTGCTTCACCTTTTAAAAAGTTACGCTCAAATCTGGGAATTAGTCCTTCATAAAGTGCGGTTTTTCTCCATTTACTTGTCGGGTTTAAAGGCTTGTGCTGAGGAGCATACAAAAATAAGTCCCATTCTTTTTCACTATAATCTTTTAATTTTTTATCTAAATCAAAGTAACCTGAATCTGCATATCGCGTCCAACGCCATGCTGTAGGTTGATAAGTAGGGAAGTCTATAGCACCTTCTTCATTTAAGGATTTATCTAAATCTAATATTTTGTAAATATCAATTGTTTGCTCGATTCCAATACCTTCGCATTGTGGACACATGCCATTTGGGTGATTAAAAGAAAAGACATTGGAGTATCCAACAAACGGCTCACCCATACGTGAAAATAACAATCGAAGATTGGCATAAATATCTGTAATTGTTGCAACAGTTGAGCGAATATTGCCCGTTAAAGGTTTTTGATTAATAATCACAGGTACATTTAAATTTTCAATTTTATCAACGTCAGTAACACCAAAATGTTGCAAGCGATTACGTACAAAACTATCTTGAGTTTCATTAATTTGTCTTTGAGCTTCTGCGCCAATAGTCTCGAAAACTAAAGAAGATTTACCTGAACCAGAGACTCCAGTAAAGACAACGATTTTATGTTTAGGAATCTTCAATGAAATATTTTTAAGGTTATTTTGTCTGACACCATAAATATTTATAGTTCTTTTAGTCATGTGTGATCACTTGAAATCAAAGATTTAGCGTAAAGATAAGGTAAAATTGATGAGAAGGATGTATATGTTTCTTAAGAAAATAGTTTAAATATTTAACTTATAAGCCTTTTCCATATATCAATAAGCAATAAGGGCACTGAAGAACAAGTTTTATGAATAAACACATTGTATAAAGTTCATGTTGTCAGATTTTGCTAACAGATTAAATTAGATTAATAGGGTTAAGGTTGACTCAAACAAGTAATAGAGAATTTCTTAAATTTGTTATGAATTAAATTAAATAAAGTTTTGCTGCATGTCTAGGAGTGAACTTATACCTAATCAATTTGTGGTGGATTACAGTAAAGGTCAAATGTAGCTAGAGCAACAACACAGAGTAAGCAAAGTCTTATATATGGTAGGTTTCCAAATCCTTTATTTAACATAATCTCTATTATGCGAACTTTCAGTCATTAATTTTTAGGCAAAGAATTATCTGCAAAGGTGGTTACTTGCTCTAAAATATCAAACGCTTTATTAATACTTTCTTTATCAGTTAAATAACCACATTTCACTAAAACATCAACTGCACCAGATAACTCGTTTAAATTTCTTAAACAATCCAAAGGTAATAAAGAAGTATCTATCACTTGGCTTGCTTTTTCTTCCAAATATTCAAAAACTTGTTTTGTCATATACCCCCCGTCAAAGTGTCTAGACTACGCCTTGAGACACTCAAAAATTGTACAAGATTTAATTGTTTACTCGATGTGTCTCAATTCCCCTGAAGACACTTTTCTACAACGCTATGAACCGTACCGGGTTTGTCGGAGAGTCAATATTCTGAGAGACTATCCCGATGACAAAACCAAACTATACCCCCGAAATTAGAGAAAGAGCGGTTCAATTACTAATTGAATCTGAAAAAGATTATCCTTCTACTTGGGCAGCAATCACAGCTATTGCTCCTAAAATCGGTTGTACTCCTGAAACATTGCGTGTTTGGTATTTAAAGCATCTGGATCAACTAAATCCTGCCAAAGTACAACAGATATCTGACCAAGAAAAAATGAAGCAAATGGAACGTGAAATTAAAGAATTAAAACGTGCCAATGAAATTCTACGCAAAGCAGCCGCTTTTTTCGCCCAGGCGGAGCTCGACCGCCCACACAAATAATGGTGGATTTTATCCATAACAATAAAGATCGATATGGTGTTGAAGCGATTTGTAGAATTTTACCGATTGCACCTTCAACCTATTACCGAACTTTAGATCTCACTGACAATCCAGAACATCGAGCGAAACGAGATCTACATGATGAGTATCATGCTGAACAAATTAAACGAATTTGGAAAGAAAGTTCAGGTCGATATGGTGTACGTAAAGTTTGGCAAAATTGAAACGTGAGGGTTATGTTATTGCACGTTGTACAGTTGCTAGATTGATGCAAAAGCTAGGTATACAAGGTGTTTGGCGTGGTAAGAATAAACAAACCACCCGTAACCGAGATGACCAAAAACGGGCAGATGATTTAGTGAAACGTAATTTTAATGCTGATCATCCAAACCAACTATGGGTGGGTGACTTTACGTATATTCAAACTCATTCAGGCTGGGTATATACCGCATTTGTTATTGATGTGTTCTCACGAGCAATTGTTGGATGGAAAGTATCTACACGGATGAATACAGATATGGTGCTTGATGCATTAGAGCAAGCATTGCATGATCGAGGCATGCCAAAGAATGTGATTCATCATTCCGACAGAGGTGTGCAATATCTTTCCATTCGCTATACCAATCGTTTAGAAGCAGCAAATTTACGAGCATCAGTCGGTACAACGGGTGATTCATACGATAATGCTCTGGCTGAAACGGTGAATGGCTTATACAAAACAGAGGTGATTGAATATTTAAAAGCAGATTGGCAAGGTTTAGCAGATGTACAACTTGCGACACTAAACTGGGTAGATTGGTTCAATAAAAAGCGTGTACACAGTGCACTGGGTTATGTATCGCCTTTTGAGTTTGAAGCAATGTACTATGATAAGATTAACCCGTTAGGTCAGGTGGCTTAACTTAAATAAAAAAGTCTCCGACAAACCCGGTACGGTTCACTACGTTACATCAAAGAGACGGTTTTTGTAATCAAAGAAGAAAAATTTATAACTGATTAGCTCCATTGACTGGAGTACGTTGTAAACCTTCTTGTACATAATTATTTGCCTGTTGACGTTCTACTTGAGGCTGAACAGACACTGTTTGTTGCTGAATAGATTGCTGCATTTGTTGTAACGGTTGCTGAGCAAAATAGTTAAAAGGTCGGTCATTCTGTTCAATTAGCTTCTTGCAGTCTGATTGCGCAACATCGTGCAAAATAGTTCCCTGTTGAGTGTATGCAACATAGCGTCCATTCTTTTTAATACAACCACTAAACACAGGCTTAGACGTTACTTGATAAGTATCTGGAGGCAATTCAACATCAAAAGGCTTATTAGGATTGTAATTAACAGCTATAGTCGACATACGAACATCATTAGAAGCCTGTAACTGCTCATTTCGTTTACTTGGGTCACGCAGATCGGCGCATTGTTGAACAGTAAGTCCATACTGTTTTGAGCATTGCTGATCTAATAAAAGATTCTGTTCGTCAGTCTTCTGATTAGCCGTTTGACCATTCGTTTTACTATCTTTTTTGGTATCTGATGCACTTTGTTTGTCCTCAAATCTTTGTGGGTTAAAAGATTTAGTATTCATTAAACCAAACACAACAAAACCAGCTATTCCTAAAATAATTGTTACATAGATAAATAACTGTTTTGGTAACTTAAATTTGATACTGGAATGGTCAGACGCAGAATGATAAAGCTTTTGATATTCATCTTTAAAATGAAAGCGATAATGGTCGAAATACTTCTTATGTTTAGCATTACGATTTGCAGCAGGTTCAGGGCTAGATAACCACTTATCGAATACGAAAACATTGGTATAAGGCGGCTTTGAACTAGGTCGCTTTATGAAGTACATCTTATCAATAAGCTTATGGATGCCTTTCTCAATTCGCGCAGGGTCTTGCGTAATTAGCCATATATCCTTATTGAAATGACCATGAATAGTCAAATCCTTAATCATCTGATCTTGAGAGTATTGGTTGCCTTTATACTCATATGCTTTACGCATATGTACTTCATCATAAATAATAATTGAACCGTCTGGCGTCTCTCTCCAGTCGTCTGGTGCAGGTTCGATTTCAGGAATTCTCAAGCCGTCAATATCACAATAAATCTGACGTACCGGCTTGCCTTGTTCTTCTAATTTTTTATTTTGTTCAAGCATATCTAATATGGTTTTAACCATAAATTGAGATTTGCCGTTACGTGGTTGACCACATACTAAATTAATCACTTTTACGTACCCCAACTTGCATACTTGTTAATGCAACACGTAAGGCAATTGCAGATAAAACCATGCTAATAGCCTGATCAAATCCACTAAGACCAACAACATACAAAACGTTGCCCAACGTGCCCCAATAATTTTGAATAGTGCTTACAGCCAAGGAAAATGCACCTTGTGTAGCTCCATATGTAAATAATGAAAGCCCAGCACCTTTTAGTAATTTTGAGACGGCACTAGATAAAATGGTTTCTGATACTTTTGAAAGAAGACTAGCTAAACTCATAGTTATTCTTCTCCCTTCACATTGATACCCGCAACAATAAATGCTGAAGTAATCGCCCCCACAGCCAATACAGCAGGCTTAAAAAAAGTAAGCGCATCACAAACAGGCTGATAAGGTAATTCAATGGTATAGAGCTGACCCATCACAGTGAATTGAACAGAATCTTGAGGGCAAACTTCGGAACCTGTGAGCGTTACTTTTCCGGCTGATGCATCATCATTTACTTCAGCTTCTTCACCATCCTTATCTTCAGGCTCTTCTTTCATCCATTTATCTGTAGCTTGCCAATCGTCATACCAATTACAGACAGTAAAAGCCCACTCACAAAAGACAGGAAATTCAAAAGATATTGATTGCCCACCAGTAGGATTACCGTCAGCATCTTTTATTGGTTCTGCTGTACCATCTGCTTTTGCACCGTCATCTTGCCAAGCACGATCATTCGAAAATGGTTTTTCAGCAGATGGAGGGGTTTTATATCGAGGATCGCCAAAAGGCGCAGGCTGACCATCTGGAGTCAAAGGAGCATTTTTAATTTGATAGTCCATAGTGTTAGCTAATTCGTCTCCAACACCGTTTCCGGCATGGCTATAAGTATCAGCTACAGATTGATCCATTAAACCCGTATTAACTCGGCTATCTACAGTTGAATCAACAGGATCATGATAGCCTTCACCCATCATAGCTGCGCCTAAAAGCTCAGGTGTCAAAGGGATTTTTTCATCTGGTGGAGGTGGTGAATTAGGATCGTATGCAGGATTTATAATCTGACTATATGGCCACGTAAAAGTCTCATTCTCTGAAGTGCTATTACGTTTAATAACACATGTAGCATATTGATAATCTGTTTTATCTGGTGCAAAAGTGGCAGGCGTAGTTGAAACTAAAATCCAGCCGTAACCCTGAGCATTTCTAGTACACAAGTCCGTTGCAGCAGCAAGATTTGATGAAAAATACTTAGTAACTCCAAAAGAACTGCTCTGATAGTAATATTGCAAACGAGGATCAGCAGGATCAGTTGGATCAGCAGGTTTTTTCTTCACATAAGCACCATCTTCCATAACCCAACCAATAGCCTCAATTAACTGTGTTACAGCTAATACACCAACCATTTGCACGCCTGGATTTTTTGCATAGAAAGCCACACGCTTAAACATTGAAGAACCAACTTTAGAAGCCGTTGGTGAAGATTCAGCAATGGCGATTTTAGTAACAGTTTTGTTTTAGCAGTAACAGGATCAGTCTCAAGAAATGATCTAGCAGATCGACCATAAACACGTCTTGCATAGTCATCACGGTTCTGCTGTAGCTTAATTTCACGTTGAAGCCACCAATCACCATCATCGGTTGCATTAGCTTCATTTATTAGAATTATTGGTGAAAGAATAATAGAGATAGATAAGTAAAAGCGGATTGTTGTTGAAATTGTTCTTTTTAAAACATTTTTATACCAATATAAATCATCATTAATAGCCATATGTAAGCCCCAATATCACCCATGCTTCACCCCGTAAACGCGACTGCGAGCCCTCGCGCGTTTACGGTGGCTCGCATGTAATACACTGGTTCTTAGAATGCAGAACGGATGTATTTAAATACTTTGATACCTAGCGGAATCAAAATTGCAGCAGCAGCTACAGTAGCACCCGCAACCTGAGCACCAGATAACTCCCCAGTAATTTCAGTTACATCAATAGCAGCATTCGATGCAGCAGTTACCCCCGCAGCCGTAGCAACTACAGCAGCTTGTTTAAAACGTTGAAGCATTACTTGTTTTTTAGTGTTCATGATTGAACTCCTTACTTTTCAAAAATTTGCACTCGTATAGTTTTTAAACTCCATACGACTGCCAGACATAACCAAAAAGCGCCCCCAATTGTTGTAGCTTCGGCGTAGCTTAATGGTGGTAAATAAAGGTCAGCTTGACCCCATTGAAGACATGACTGCACCCCATTAGCATCAGGTGACGATAATTGCTTACAGACCATGTCCATCTCTAAAATCCCCAATAGATTGCTGGCTTGCGTTACCGCCCCCAAAAGCCAGCAAATTCGTTATTTACACTTGTAAAAATGGATGCAGTAATCAGAGTGTTTGTAAACTTTTTACCGCACTTCTTGCATGTATAAACAAATTCTGTCATAGTTAAATTACGCATAAGTTATTGATTTTTAACATATTATACATTATACGAAGCGGTAAAAATAACTATGTGTAATGTATAGCTTTATTTCGGTTTTCCGAAGATTTCAGGATGTGCAATATTACTTGCACCATCCTCGTCTAAGACATCAATCATTAAATTACCTTTGGCAACTCAACTTGTTTAACGACATACTTCATAGATTTTCCTGAAGTAACCATTTCAAATGTGATATCAGCTTCTAACGGAAATTTATGTTGCTTAAGCAACACTAGATTTGTTCGGTCTTGCCAATTAAAAACCTCACATGCATTACCAACCGCATTACCTTGCGATTGATCAAGTGGAACCTCACAGTACAAAGCTACATGGTCATAATGACGACCATCATCAGTTTTAAATCAACAGCCTTAGCACCTAAGATTTTCACTTTATTTTTAAATTGCATCATTGCTACATTCTCCGAGCAGTTATAAGCACATGATCTAACCGCTTCGGATAAGCGAATTGATCAGAGCAAGAAATAATATTGATTAACTCTTCAGGTTCAAAACCTGTTTAAAAACATTGATATACTTACCATATTGGTGTTTAAGATTCTTAATGGCAGTATCAAAGTTAATACGTGCAACCTTTTGAATTGTTTCAATTCTTGCAGGTTGAATATCTTCAGATAAAAATGCGAAACATGGATATGAGGCTATGAAATACTCACTTGGAGCCAACAACATATCGAACGGTAAAACACGGTCAATTGACTTAAATTCAACTTCAGCACGTTGCCAGTTATCATTTGGATCGCCTTCAGCTCGACCTTTCTCATACAAGCGAAGCATCTTGCCCGATTCACGTGCACCGACCATCAATGTACGTCCTTTACCATTTGGACGTTTCCAATTGCCTTTATGCTCGATATTCGGCATACGGTTACCACAGCTAAAACCGCCTAAACCATCTTGCATATTGCCCCAATCAACATTGATTTTTTACCTTCAAAGTCGTCATGTGCAATATCAACACGAGTTAATTTAGCTCGTTTAGCAATAGTCACTAAGAAGTTATAAAGTCTTAATTCCCAACCACTTTTAGCAAAGTTGCAACCACGACCATTAATCATAATTAAAATGGTATTACGTTGACCGCCAATGCAGACAAAGCCGAAATCTTCACCTAGTACATAGCTTTCTTTATAGAAATTCAGACCGCCATGACGGCATGCAGTCGTTGAGAATCCAAAGATGTGATGTAACTGGTGGTCCAATTTCTCTACAGCAGCCGTCCAACGGTGTGTATCGATAATGTATTCATCTTCATTCCAATACTTATCACCTAGAGTCTCAATTCCGATTGTGAAATTTACCCAGTCAATCACGGCAATTTCATTGTCTGCAGGCAAACGGCATTGAACTGGTTTAACACCTGAAGATGTCATCACCATGTGAGCGTATGGAATTGTGTATAACGAATTCTCTTGATACGGGAGATCGGCATCTTGCAGTTGCGTATCGGATGTCTTTACCCCCATCTTATTAATGGGGTTACAACTACCGCTTTTTCATTCCCCCGATAATACAGTGGGGATTGGTTGTTTTTTATACTTATCCATTAGCAAATCCCCATCGCTCTAAAATTGTCATTCTCTGCTTTGATAGCGTCACAGTAAGCTGCGACTTTAGGATTCTTATAGCCCCAAGCAAGCATGGTCGACTCAATGTAAAAAGAACAAACTCAGTCTCGAAAGCTGGATTGCCCCCACTATTAGCTCGACGCCACGGTCGTGGACGATCTTAGCCACGATCTCGAATGCTTGTTCTTTATCCATGTATGATTTATCACAAATGATATTTTGTGGTTTTATAACATCTAATTTGTGATTTAGCAACATATCATAAAATATAAATCAGATATGATGTGTCACCTTTTAGGAGTAAGACAAATGGCAGTTACAGTTAGACTTAGAGACGAAGAAGAAGATATGGTCAAAGAAGCGACCTTAGAAATGATGTTCGAGACAAAATCCGAATTAAAGAATCGGACGTACTTCACACTTTAATAAGAAAGTATTTAAAAGACATCAAAACTGAAGATGTGATGAAGTACCGAGCGGAAGTACTTAAAAAAGACGATTAGTTGTTTATATTGATCCAGAGTACTAACTGCCCCTGCTCTAGCCTTCAGATCGCATAATACCGACTATGTAAAATAACGCCGATTTGCGGTTGGAATGATTGCAAATCGGCTATGTTACATAATCTGGCACACATTATGCGAACTTTCAGTGTAACTCCAAAATAGAAATGTCCGGTTTCTCCAAAGTAAAAATGTCCGCTTTTAGAATATGCACTTTTGCAATTTCCTTAGCGAACGGTTTGATATGTTGGTGTCTATGTCGGATAAAGAACTTAAACGATTGTCGGTCTTGCAGGAAATCTGCGATCAACGCATAACTCAATCCCAGGCTGCTCAGCTACTTCATATTTCAGAACGTCAGATCAGACGCTTACTGCAGAAATACAAAGCCCAAGGTCCAGCTGCATTAGCCCATGCCGGTCGTGGCCAAATCAGCAATTCTAAACTTCCTGAAGAACTCAAACTCAAGTGCCTCAATATTGTTTCTGACCAACTCCATGGTTTCGGACCCACTTTAGCGCATGAAAAGCTCACCACCGTACATGGATTCGATCTTTCAGTAGAAACCCTGCGTTCTTGGATGATTGCAGCTGACTTATGGATGCCTCGATCCAAGCGCCTGAAACGACCGTATCAGCCTCGTTACAACCGGGATTGCTTTGGTGAACTGATCCAAATTGATGGCTCACACCATGACTGGTTTGAAGGACGCGCTGCTAAATGCTGTCTGCTGGTGTTTATCGATGATGCTACAGGAAAATTGCAGCATTTACGCTTCTGTGAGTCAGAATCAACCTTTGACTATATGATTTCAACACGCTTATATGTCGAACAGCACGGTAAGCCTTTAGCGTTTTACAGCGACAAACATTCAGTCTTTAGAGTGAATCAAAGCAGCAAGAAAGACACCAAGATTACCCAGTTTGGACGTGTACTCAGCACCCTGAATATCGATATCATCTTCGCTAATTCACCGCAGGCCAAAGGCCGTGTGGAACGGGCCAACAGAACGCTTCAGGACCGTCTGATCAAGGAGATGCGCCTGAAAGGCATCTGTTCGATTGAGCAAGCTAATGTCTGGCTACCCTGCTTCATTGAGCAGTTCAATCAGAAGTTCGCCAAGATGGCTTTTAATCCTAAGAATCTACATCGGCCTATCACTGAAACAGCCGAAGAGTTAGATGATATTTTTACTTGGCGTGAACCCCGCAGAGTCACGAATAGCCTGACGATTGCTTATGATAAATGTGTATATCTCCTGGAAAACACCGAAGAAAATCAAAGGTTGATCGGTAAGTATCTTGAGTTCCTGGAATACCCGGATGGTACTGTAGCCATCATGCATAATAGCCGAAAGATCAATTACAGCCTCTTCGATAAATTAAGTCAGCTGAATCAGCGAGAGATTGTTGAGAATAAACGGTTGGGTGCTGTTCTTAATCATATCCAACAACAGCATGAAGAACTGGAACAGCAAAACAAACGTAATCGTTCTCAAAAGATGCCAAGCAGACGTGCACAGAAAACAGCAATTCAAGAACGAAATCTAAATCCTGTGCTTGACTTGGAAATGTCCATATAGGACATTTCTATTTGGTTATTAGGTAGGACATTTCTACTTTGGAATAACATTCAGTCATTAATTTTTAGGCAAAGAATTATCTGCAAAGGTGGTTACTTGCTCTAAAATATCAAACGCTTTATTAATACTTTCTTTATCAGTTAAATAACCACATTTCACTAAAACATCAACTGCACCAGATAACTCGTTTAAATTTCTTAAACAATCCAAAGGTAATAAAGAAGTATCTATCACTTGGCTTGCTTTTTCTTCCAAATATTCAAAAACTTGTTTTGTCATATACCCCCCGTCAAAGTGTCTAGACTACGCCTTGAGACACTCAAAAATTGTACAAGATTTAATTGTTTACTCGATGTGTCTCAATTCCCCTGAAGACACTTTTCTACAACGCTACGTTACATCAAAGAGACGGTTTTTGTAATCAAAGAAGAAAAATTTATAACTGATTAGCTCCATTGACTGGAGTACGTTGTAAACCTTCTTGTACATAATTATTTGCCTGTTGACGTTCTACTTGAGGCTGAACAGACACTGTTTGTTGCTGAATAGATTGCTGCATTTGTTGTAACGGTTGCTGAGCAAAATAGTTAAAAGGTCGGTTGAACCGTACCGGGTTTGTCGGAGACTTTTTTATTTAAGTTAAGCCACCTGACCTAACGGGTTAATCTTATCATAGTACATTGCTTCAAACTCAAAAGGCGATACATAACCCAGTGCACTGTGTACACGCTTTTTATTGAACCAATCTACCCAGTTTAGTGTCGCAAGTTGTACATCTGCTAAACCTTGCCAATCTGCTTTTAAATATTCAATCACCTCTGTTTTGTATAAGCCATTCACCGTTTCAGCCAGAGCATTATCGTATGAATCACCCGTTGTACCGACTGATGCTCGTAAATTTGCTGCTTCTAAACGATTGGTATAGCGAATGGAAAGATATTGCACACCTCTGTCGGAATGATGAATCACATTCTTTGGCATGCCTCGATCATGCAATGCTTGCTCTAATGCATCAAGCACCATATCTGTATTCATCCGTGTAGATACTTTCCATCCAACAATTGCTCGTGAGAACACATCAATAACAAATGCGGTATATACCCAGCCTGAATGAGTTTGAATATACGTAAAGTCACCCACCCATAGTTGGTTTGGATGATCAGCATTAAAATTACGTTTCACTAAATCATCTGCCCGTTTTTGGTCATCTCGGTTACGGGTGGTTTGTTTATTCTTACCACGCCAAACACCTTGTATACCTAGCTTTTGCATCAATCTAGCAACTGTACAACGTGCAATAACATAACCCTCACGTTTCAATTTTTGCCAAACTTTACGTACACCATATCGACCTGAACTTTCTTTCCAAATTCGTTTAATTTGTTCAGCATGATACTCATCATGTAGATCTCGTTTCGCTCGATGTTCTGGATTGTCAGTGAGATCTAAAGTTCGGTAATAGGTTGAAGGTGCAATCGGTAAAATTCTACAAATCGCTTCAACACCATATCGATCTTTATTGTTATGGATAAAATCCACCATTATTTGTGTGGGCGGTCGAGCTCCGCCTGGGCGAAAAAAGCGGCTGCTTTACGTAGAATTTCATTGGCACGTTTTAATTCTTTAATTTCACGTTCCATTTGCTTCATTTTTTCTTGGTCAGATATCTGTTGTACTTTGGCAGGATTTAGTTGATCCAGATGCTTTAAATACCAAACACGCAATGTTTCAGGAGTACAACCGATTTTAGGAGCAATAGCTGTGATTGCTGCCCAAGTAGAAGGATAATCTTTTTCAGATTCAATTAGTAATTGAACCGCTCTTTCTCTAATTTCGGGGGTATAGTTTGGTTTTGTCATCGGGATAGTCTCTCAGAATATTGACTCTCCGACAAACCCGGTACGGTTCAGGTCATTCTGTTCAATTAGCTTCTTGCAGTCTGATTGCGCAACATCGTGCAAAATAGTTCCCTGTTGAGTGTATGCAACATAGCGTCCATTCTTTTTAATACAACCACTAAACACAGGCTTAGACGTTACTTGATAAGTATCTGGAGGCAATTCAACATCAAAAGGCTTATTAGGATTGTAATTAACAGCTATAGTCGACATACGAACATCATTAGAAGCCTGTAACTGCTCATTTCGTTTACTTGGGTCACGCAGATCGGCGCATTGTTGAACAGTAAGTCCATACTGTTTTGAGCATTGCTGATCTAATAAAAGATTCTGTTCGTCAGTCTTCTGATTAGCCGTTTGACCATTCGTTTTACTATCTTTTTTGGTATCTGATGCACTTTGTTTGTCCTCAAATCTTTGTGGGTTAAAAGATTTAGTATTCATTAAACCAAACACAACAAAACCAGCTATTCCTAAAATAATTGTTACATAGATAAATAACTGTTTTGGTAACTTAAATTTGATACTGGAATGGTCAGACGCAGAATGATAAAGCTTTTGATATTCATCTTTAAAATGAAAGCGATAATGGTCGAAATACTTCTTATGTTTAGCATTACGATTTGCAGCAGGTTCAGGGCTAGATAACCACTTATCGAATACGAAAACATTGGTATAAGGCGGCTTTGAACTAGGTCGCTTTATGAAGTACATCTTATCAATAAGCTTATGGATGCCTTTCTCAATTCGCGCAGGGTCTTGCGTAATTAGCCATATATCCTTATTGAAATGACCATGAATAGTCAAATCCTTAATCATCTGATCTTGAGAGTATTGGTTGCCTTTATACTCATATGCTTTACGCATATGTACTTCATCATAAATAATAATTGAACCGTCTGGCGTCTCTCTCCAGTCGTCTGGTGCAGGTTCGATTTCAGGAATTCTCAAGCCGTCAATATCACAATAAATCTGACGTACCGGCTTGCCTTGTTCTTCTAATTTTTTATTTTGTTCAAGCATATCTAATATGGTTTTAACCATAAATTGAGATTTGCCGTTACGTGGTTGACCACATACTAAATTAATCACTTTTACGTACCCCAACTTGCATACTTGTTAATGCAACACGTAAGGCAATTGCAGATAAAACCATGCTAATAGCCTGATCAAATCCACTAAGACCAACAACATACAAAACGTTGCCCAACGTGCCCCAATAATTTTGAATAGTGCTTACAGCCAAGGAAAATGCACCTTGTGTAGCTCCATATGTAAATAATGAAAGCCCAGCACCTTTTAGTAATTTTGAGACGGCACTAGATAAAATGGTTTCTGATACTTGAACCGTACCGGGTTTGTCGGAGACTTTTTTATTTAAGTTAAGCCACCTGACCTAACGGGTTAATCTTATCATAGTACATTGCTTCAAACTCAAAAGGCGATACATAACCCAGTGCACTGTGTACACGCTTTTTATTGAACCAATCTACCCAGTTTAGTGTCGCAAGTTGTACATCTGCTAAACCTTGCCAATCTGCTTTTAAATATTCAATCACCTCTGTTTTGTATAAGCCATTCACCGTTTCAGCCAGAGCATTATCGTATGAATCACCCGTTGTACCGACTGATGCTCGTAAATTTGCTGCTTCTAAACGATTGGTATAGCGAATGGAAAGATATTGCACACCTCTGTCGGAATGATGAATCACATTCTTTGGCATGCCTCGATCATGCAATGCTTGCTCTAATGCATCAAGCACCATATCTGTATTCATCCGTGTAGATACTTTCCATCCAACAATTGCTCGTGAGAACACATCAATAACAAATGCGGTATATACCCAGCCTGAATGAGTTTGAATATACGTAAAGTCACCCACCCATAGTTGGTTTGGATGATCAGCATTAAAATTACGTTTCACTAAATCATCTGCCCGTTTTTGGTCATCTCGGTTACGGGTGGTTTGTTTATTCTTACCACGCCAAACACCTTGTATACCTAGCTTTTGCATCAATCTAGCAACTGTACAACGTGCAATAACATAACCCTCACGTTTCAATTTTTGCCAAACTTTACGTACACCATATCGACCTGAACTTTCTTTCCAAATTCGTTTAATTTGTTCAGCATGATACTCATCATGTAGATCTCGTTTCGCTCGATGTTCTGGATTGTCAGTGAGATCTAAAGTTCGGTAATAGGTTGAAGGTGCAATCGGTAAAATTCTACAAATCGCTTCAACACCATATCGATCTTTATTGTTATGGATAAAATCCACCATTATTTGTGTGGGCGGTCGAGCTCCGCCTGGGCGAAAAAAGCGGCTGCTTTGCGTAGAATTTCATTGGCACGTTTTAATTCTTTAATTTCACGTTCCATTTGCTTCATTTTTTCTTGGTCAGATATCTGTTGTACTTTGGCAGGATTTAGTTGATCCAGATGCTTTAAATACCAAACACGCAATGTTTCAGGAGTACAACCGATTTTAGGAGCAATAGCTGTGATTGCTGCCCAAGTAGAAGGATAATCTTTTTCAGATTCAATTAGTAATTGAACCGCTCTTTCTCTAATTTCGGGGGTATAGTTTGGTTTTGTCATCGGGATAGTCTCTCAGAATATTGACTCTCCGACAAACCCGGTACGGTTCAACTTTTGAAAGAAGACTAGCTAAACTCATAGTTATTCTTCTCCCTTCACATTGATACCCGCAACAATAAATGCTGAAGTAATCGCCCCCACAGCCAATACAGCAGGCTTAAAAAAAGTAAGCGCATCACAAACAGGCTGATAAGGTAATTCAATGGTATAGAGCTGACCCATCACAGTGAATTGAACAGAATCTTGAGGGCAAACTTCGGAACCTGTGAGCGTTACTTTTCCGGCTGATGCATCATCATTTACTTCAGCTTCTTCACCATCCTTATCTTCAGGCTCTTCTTTCATCCATTTATCTGTAGCTTGCCAATCGTCATACCAATTACAGACAGTAAAAGCCCACTCACAAAAGACAGGAAATTCAAAAGATATTGATTGCCCACCAGTAGGATTACCGTCAGCATCTTTTATTGGTTCTGCTGTACCATCTGCTTTTGCACCGTCATCTTGCCAAGCACGATCATTCGAAAATGGTTTTTCAGCAGATGGAGGGGTTTTATATCGAGGATCGCCAAAAGGCGCAGGCTGACCATCTGGAGTCAAAGGAGCATTTTTAATTTGATAGTCCATAGTGTTAGCTAATTCGTCTCCAACACCGTTTCCGGCATGGCTATAAGTATCAGCTACAGATTGATCCATTAAACCCGTATTAACTCGGCTATCTACAGTTGAATCAACAGGATCATGATAGCCTTCACCCATCATAGCTGCGCCTAAAAGCTCAGGTGTCAAAGGGATTTTTTCATCTGGTGGAGGTGGTGAATTAGGATCGTATGCAGGATTTATAATCTGACTATATGGCCACGTAAAAGTCTCATTCTCTGAAGTGCTATTACGTTTAATAACACATGTAGCATATTGATAATCTGTTTTATCTGGTGCAAAAGTGGCAGGCGTAGTTGAAACTAAAATCCAGCCGTAACCCTGAGCATTTCTAGTACACAAGTCCGTTGCAGCAGCAAGATTTGATGAAAAATACTTAGTAACTCCAAAAGAACTGCTCTGATAGTAATATTGCAAACGAGGATCAGCAGGATCAGTTGGATCAGCAGGTTTTTTCTTCACATAAGCACCATCTTCCATAACCCAACCAATAGCCTCAATTAACTGTGTTACAGCTAATACACCAACCATTTGCACGCCTGGATTTTTTGCATAGAAAGCCACACGCTTAAACATTGAAGAACCAACTTTAGAAGCCGTTGGTGAAGATTCAGCAATGGCGATTTTAGTAACAGTTTTTGTTTTAGCAGTAACAGGATCAGTCTCAAGAAATGATCTAGCAGATCGACCATAAACACGTCTTGCATAGTCATCACGGTTCTGCTGTAGCTTAATTTCACGTTGAAGCCACCAATCACCATCATCGGTTGCATTAGCTTCATTTATTAGAATTATTGGTGAAAGAATAATAGAGATAGATAAGTAAAAGCGGATTGTTGTTGAAATTGTTCTTTTTAAAACATTTTATACCAATATAAATCATCATTAATAGCCATATGTAAGCCCCAATATCACCCATGCTTCACCCCGTAAACGCGACTGCGAGCCCTCGCGCGTTTACGGTGGCTCGCATGTAATACACTGGTTCTTAGAATGCAGAACGGATGTATTTAAATACTTTGATACCTAGCGGAATCAAAATTGCAGCAGCAGCTACAGTAGCACCCGCAACCTGAGCACCAGATAACTCCCCAGTAATTTCAGTTACATCAATAGCAGCATTCGATGCAGCAGTTACCCCCGCAGCCGTAGCAACTACAGCAGCTTGTTTAAAACGTTGAAGCATTACTTGTTTTTTAGTGTTCATGATTGAACTCCTTACTTTTCAAAAATTTGCACTCGTATAGTTTTTAAACTCCATACGACTGCCAGACATAACCAAAAAGCGCCCCCAATTGTTGTAGCTTCGGCGTAGCTTAATGGTGGTAAATAAAGGTCAGCTTGACCCCATTGAAGACATGACTGCACCCCATTAGCATCAGGTGACGATAATTGCTTACAGACCATGTCCATCTCTAAAATCCCCAATAGATTGCTGGCTTGCGTTACCGCCCCCAAAAGCCAGCAAATTCGTTATTTACACTTGTAAAAATGGATGCAGTAATCAGAGTGTTTTGTAAACTTTTTACCGCACTTCTTGCATGTATAAACAAATTCTGTCATAGTTAAATTACGCATAAGTTATTGATTTTTAACATATTATACATTATACGAAGCGGTAAAAATAACTATGTGTAATGTATAGCTTTATTTCGGTTTTCCGAAGATTTCAGGATGTGCAATATTACTTGCACCATCCTCGTCTAAGACATCAATCATTAAATTACCTTTGGCAACTCAACTTGTTTAACGACATACTTCATAGATTTTCCTGAAGTAACCATTTCAAATGTGATATCAGCTTCTAACGGAAATTTATGTTGCTTAAGCAACACTAGATTTGTTCGGTCTTGCCAATTAAAAACCTCACATGCATTACCAACCGCATTACCTTGCGATTGATCAAGTGGAACCTCACAGTACAAAGCTACATGGTCATAATGACGACCATCATCAGTTTTAAAATCAACAGCCTTAGCACCTAAGATTTTCACTTTATTTTTAAATTGCATCATTGCTACATTCTCCGAGCAGTTATAAGCACATGATCTAACCGCTTCGGATAAGCGAATTGATCAGAGCAAGAAATAATATTGATTAACTCTTCAGGTTCAAAAACCTGTTTAAAAACATTGATATACTTACCATATTGGTGTTTAAGATTCTTAATGGCAGTATCAAAGTTAATACGTGCAACCTTTTGAATTGTTTCAATTCTTGCAGGTTGAATATCTTCAGATAAAAATGCGAAACATGGATATGAGGCTATGAAATACTCACTTGGAGCCAACAACATATCGAACGGTAAAACACGGTCAATTGACTTAAATTCAACTTCAGCACGTTGCCAGTTATCATTTGGATCGCCTTCAGCTCGACCTTTCTCATACAAGCGAAGCATCTTGCCCGATTCACGTGCACCGACCATCAATGTACGTCCTTTACCATTTGGACGTTTCCAATTGCCTTTATGCTCGATATTCGGCATACGGTTACCACAGCTAAAACCGCCTAAACCATCTTGCATATTGCCCCAATCAACATTGATTTTTTTACCTTCAAAGTCGTCATGTGCAATATCAACACGAGTTAATTTAGCTCGTTTAGCAATAGTCACTAAGAAGTTATAAAGTCTTAATTCCCAACCACTTTTAGCAAAGTTGCAACCACGACCATTAATCATAATTAAAATGGTATTACGTTGACCGCCAATGCAGACAAAGCCGAAATCTTCACCTAGTACATAGCTTTCTTTATAGAAATTCAGACCGCCATGACGGCATGCAGTCGTTGAGAATCCAAAGATGTGATGTAACTGGTGGTCCAATTTCTCTACAGCAGCCGTCCAACGGTGTGTATCGATAATGTATTCATCTTCATTCCAATACTTATCACCTAGAGTCTCAATTCCGATTGTGAAATTTACCCAGTCAATCACGGCAATTTCATTGTCTGCAGGCAAACGGCATTGAACTGGTTTAACACCTGAAGATGTCATCACCATGTGAGCGTATGGAATTGTGTATAACGAATTCTCTTGATACGGGAGATCGGCATCTTGCAGTTGCGTATCGGATGTCTTTACCCCCATCTTATTAATGGGGGTTACAACTACCGCTTTTTTCATTCCCCCCGATAATACAGTGGGGATTGGTTGTTTTTTATACTTATCCATTAGCAAATCCCCATCGCTCTAAAATTGTCATTCTCTGCTTTGATAGCGTCACAGTAAGCTGCGACTTTAGGATTCTTATAGCCCCAAGCAAGCATGGTCGACTCAATGTAAAAAAGAACAAACTCAGTCTCGAAAGCTGGATTGCCCCCCACTATTAGCTCGACGCCACGGTCGTGGACGATCTTAGCCACGATCTCGAATGCTTGTTCTTTATCCATGTATGATTTATCACAAATGATATTTTGTGGTTTTATAACATCTAATTTGTGATTTAGCAACATATCATAAAATATAAATCAGATATGATGTGTCACCTTTTAGGAGTAAGACAAATGGCAGTTACAGTTAGACTTAGAGACGAAGAAGAAGATATGGTCAAAGAAGCGACCTTAGAAATGATGTTCGAGACAAAAATCCGAATTAAAGAATCGGACGTACTTCACACTTTAATAAGAAAGTATTTAAAAGACATCAAAACTGAAGATGTGATGAAGTACCGAGCGGAAGTACTTAAAAAAGACGATTAGTTGTTTATATTGATCCAGAGTACTAACTGCCCCTGCTCTAGCCTTCAGATCGCATAATACCGACTATGTAAAATAACGCCGATTTGCGGTTGGAATGATTGCAAATCGGCTATGTTACATAATCTGGCACACATTATGCGAACTCTCAGTGTAACTCCAAAATAGAAATGTCCGGTTTCTCCAAAGTAAAAATGTCCGCTTTTAGAATATGCACTTTTGCAATTTCCTTAGCGAACGGTTTGATATGTTGGTGTCTATGTCGGATAAAGAACTTAAACGATTGTCGGTCTTGCAGGAAATCTGCGATCAACGCATAACTCAATCCCAGGCTGCTCAGCTACTTCATATTTCAGAACGTCAGATCAGACGCTTACTGCAGAAATACAAAGCCCAAGGTCCAGCTGCATTAGCCCATGCCGGTCGTGGCCAAATCAGCAATTCTAAACTTCCTGAAGAACTCAAACTCAAGTGCCTCAATATTGTTTCTGACCAACTCCATGGTTTCGGACCCACTTTAGCGCATGAAAAGCTCACCACCGTACATGGATTCGATCTTTCAGTAGAAACCCTGCGTTCTTGGATGATTGCAGCTGACTTATGGATGCCTCGATCCAAGCGCCTGAAACGACCGTATCAGCCTCGTTACAACCGGGATTGCTTTGGTGAACTGATCCAAATTGATGGCTCACACCATGACTGGTTTGAAGGACGCGCTGCTAAATGCTGTCTGCTGGTGTTTATCGATGATGCTACAGGAAAATTGCAGCATTTACGCTTCTGTGAGTCAGAATCAACCTTTGACTATATGATTTCAACACGCTTATATGTCGAACAGCACGGTAAGCCTTTAGCGTTTTACAGCGACAAACATTCAGTCTTTAGAGTGAATCAAAGCAGCAAGAAAGACACCAAGATTACCCAGTTTGGACGTGTACTCAGCACCCTGAATATCGATATCATCTTCGCTAATTCACCGCAGGCCAAAGGCCGTGTGGAACGGGCCAACAGAACGCTTCAGGACCGTCTGATCAAGGAGATGCGCCTGAAAGGCATCTGTTCGATTGAGCAAGCTAATGTCTGGCTACCCTGCTTCATTGAGCAGTTCAATCAGAAGTTCGCCAAGATGGCTTTTAATCCTAAGAATCTACATCGGCCTATCACTGAAACAGCCGAAGAGTTAGATGATATTTTTACTTGGCGTGAACCCCGCAGAGTCACGAATAGCCTGACGATTACTTATGATAAATGCGTATATCTCCTGGAAAACACCGAAGAAAATCAAAGGTTGATCGGTAAGTATCTTGAGTTCCTGGAATACCCGGATGGTACTGTAGCCATCATGCATAATAGCCGAAAGATCAATTACAGCCTCTTCGATAAATTAAGTCAGCTGAATCAGCGAGAGATTGTTGAGAATAAACGGTTGGGTGCTGTTCTGAATCATATCCAACAACAGCATGAAGAACTGGAACAGCAAAACAAACGCAATCGTTCTCAAAAGATGCCAAGCAGACGTGCACAGAAAACAGCAATTCAAGAACTAAATCTAAATCCTGTGCTTGACTTGGAAATGTCCATATAGGACATTTCTATCTGGTTATTAGGTAGGACATTTCTACTTTGGAATAACAGAACAAATTGAAACATATAAAAATCAAAATTTATGCTATAAATAATTTGCTCGACGATGTCGAAAAGCCGACTTGGGAACAAGTCGGCTTTTTTATGAGCAGTTTTGATATATTTTGCCAATAAAATTGGTTAAAAAACGATCAAATCGTAATTTCCTTCCGATTCCTTAAGGCTTCCATTTCTGAATTTATCCCCATTTCTTGCGGATAAGCTTTGGGATAATTTTGATGATTTTTTGTACGCTTTGGCTTACAGCATTTTACGAAATTGTTTGTATCCAAGCACCAGTGAAGTCCCTATGATCGATCTATATGAACAGGATGTTCAATGACTTAAAACAAGAATAATCAGTCAGACACCATGACCATTAGGTAGTCAGCCCTACCTATGCGCTCCACACCGAAAAATCCCGACATGACGTCGGGATTTTTATTGTCATTTGAATAATAATTCAATTAAGCATAAAATATAGATTGTAATCTATATTATTGTTGTAATATGTGGACAGTCATTACAACGGATCTGTTTAACGAATGGCTTGCACAGCAAGATCAATCTACACAAGAGAAAGTACTCGCAGCGTTGGTCGTTCTACAGCAACAGGGACCAAGTTTAGGTCGTCCTTTAGTAGATACCGTCTATGACTCCAAATTTACCAATATGAAAGAGCTACGTGTTCAGCATCGAGGTAAACCACTGAGAGCCTTTTTCGCGTTTGATCCTTTACGACAAGCTATTGTGCTGTGTATCGGTGATAAAGGCGGTAAAAAGCGTTTTTATAAAGAGATGTTAGATATTGCCGATCAGCAATACGAAATTCATCTTTCAACTTTAGGAGATCAATCTAATGGCTAAGACCCTACAAGAATTATTGGCTAATCGCTCTCCAGAGAGTCAAGCTCGTATTCAACAAATGGCGGATGAATTATTGTTGGAAACTCAGCTTCACCTTATTCGTGAAGAGTTAGAGATTTCTCAAAAAGAACTGGCTGCAACCCTTGGAATCAAACAGCCTTCATTGTCAGCAATCGAAAATCGTGGTCATGATCTTAAAATTTCAACGATGAAAAAGTATGTCGAAGCAATGGGCGGAAAACTTCGTATTGATGTAGAGCTTCCAACAGGAAAACACATAGGATTCAATGTCTAA